GATCCAACAAGAGGATTACCTGTTAATAAACCAAGAGCAGTTGATCCTAATTGTTTTGCAAAATTTATATTTAATCCTGGTTTAGCTTTATTTGAAAATTCATCTATAGTCGGTGCCATGTCAATTCCTGCATCATCCAAAGATAGTAATCCTTGTCTATTTAAAATTTCTCTATTTTTTGCTGCATCTATTCTTGATTGCACATTATTTACATCAAACTCATAAGCGTTTAAAGGAGTAAATATAGAATCTGGAAATGAAATATTACTAAAAAGACTTCTTAAACCTCTTGCATTATCAATGTTTTGTTGAAAATTATTTAAGTCAACATTGTAATCATCAAAACCTTTTAATATACCTGATCTGTCTATAGTATCTACGGGTTCTGCACGTTTTATAAATTTATTTATACTCATTATCTACGTCCATCTGGTTGTATGTCTAATCTAAAGGTGCCTAGTTTCCAACTTTGATTAGTTGTTGTATTAGCTATCTTTAATGCAACAGCTCTTGCTCTTGCACGTGTATCTACTTTTTTAGTAGATGATGATACGGTAAATGGTCCTAGTGCAGAACTAGCTTGACTATCATTTGGAAAATCTCTTAATTGTAGTGTTACCTGTGTGTTGCCAGTCTGTGATATGAAATCAGGTATGAATCTTCTTATCTTCATTATAAATTCACCGTCTCCTCTAAGATCGGCTGTTCCGGTTGTTTGACCAGTTATACTTCTTCTCTGACTTATATCAAAATCCCCAGAAGATATGGTTGCAACAATAGCCGTGGTTGATCCCCCTTGGACCTGATCCGTCCCTGTCTCATGTTGATAATATATTGTTCTACCCTCTGTGTTGCCCACAACATCAAAAGATGAATCATTACCAGCAGTGTATTCTGTTGCATGTGGACTACCAAATACGGCAGAGTCCTGCCACATTGTTCTAGCAAGCGTGCCCACAGTCCATACTGGTCTCTGTGGTGATGAATCAAAATAATTATAACAGACCATTCTATTTACAACACTAGATCCAGTTGTCGGATAGAACCACATGACCTCACCAAATAGATTATTTAGACCTGCTGATACCATCTGATTGCCAGACTCTAGATTTATATTATCGTAAACGTGATCTTCTACTAAACATGGTAATGATTCTAATCTACCAGCATATCTAAAGAAACCATTTTCTGACATCCAATATGCAGAACCATCAACTTCAACACAAGCGTTCTGTCCAACGAGTCCGCAGTGTGTTCCAACTTGCGCAAATGCAAACGTAAATGGTTGACCCACAAAACGCATTGTAAACAAAGCTGTGTCAGTCCAAACAAGAATAGAATCTCTACCACGAATCGCTCCTCTGATCTGTGATCCGTCGGCCAGTCTTTGTGTACCAGCTGTATTGGTTGCTGTAGGTGTGTAAGTATTTATATCCTCCTGATCCGAGAATCTTATAAACATATCATCTTGTGTAGATGTATCTCCAATAGTTGTTTCTGTTCCAAAGAATACTAAGTGTCTATCAGGTGTAGATACCAACATGTGTCTCGACGCTGTAGGTGCACCAGATATAATTGTTGCTCTTGTATTTTCTGCACCTGCTGCTGCAGAGTTCCATTCAAACACAGCGCTATCATGAATAAGACAGATTGCTTTGTCACCAAAATTGTCTAGTGACCACATACCAGGTTCTAATACCAAGTCTCCTGATGCTGCTTCGCCCCATGCTACAAAGTTTGTAGTGCTAGTGACTGCATCTCCTGCACCGTGTGACGCAGCGTCTGTTCCTCTAACCTCTCTTGTGACACCTGTTAATTCATTAGATGTACTTATACCTGTGTAGGATATTTCCTCTGTTCCTATTTTTATAAAATTTGTTCCTGTATCTGGAAATTGAGATACGTCCGCTAGTATAATACCTGTTGTAGTTGAAGAGTTTATAGCTCCAGTAATAGTTGTTGTAGGCTCCCCTGCTACTTCACCACCCCAAGTCCCCAAAGACCAACCAAAACCTTTTGCCTGTACAGCGGGTCCCACAGGATAATAATGTTGTATTCTGATACCACCTGATGTTGTTGCACCAGATCCTGATTCTGCTGATGGCATTGTGATTGTAATAGTTGTAGCATTAGGAACAGTTGTCACCATAAATTTTTTATCATCAAAATCAGATGATGCAAAATTAGAATTTGTTATTGATGAGAAGTTGTCTAATAAAATTATGTCTTGTGCAGATATACCATGATCTCCACTAAAAGTTATTGTAACAGATGTTGATCCGTTGGTCGTGGTAAATGCACTTGTAAGCGTTGTCGTAGATTTAATAGGGTGTATGTCATAATATACTCCACCAGAAAACGCGTATAAAATTCTGTTTGTGCCAATGATGGCATACTTTCTAGCTTTACTATTTACAAAATGATGAAGTCCTCTACCTGCACCAGTTAAAGCATCATCCCCTAATTGTTTCCAACCACCTATTTTTTCAGGTGTGCCATATCTAAACCTAACATTATCGCAGTCAATCCACTGACTTTCTGCTCCTGTTGCTGTGATCTGTTTATTGATTCCTGGTGCAAAACCTATCTTTTGTAGCATAATAACCCATTATACCAAATTAAACGTTAATTAACAGATTAAAGTACGGGGAGTGTGGTTGTGGTGGTACTCCCCATACCAGTCTATTTTATAGACTATTTTGTAGATTTAGTCAACTTCATGCCTTTAAACCATGCTGGTAAACCAATCATAGGTCTTTTATCAAGAGCATTTTCTTTTGCCATTTTAGATCCGGCTTTATTATAATGTAAAAATACTTGTCCACAATCTTTACCTTGAAACTCTTCTCGCCAATGTTCTAAATCACAACCAGAATATATTAACATATCACCTGGTTTAAGATCTACCTTGACACCTGCTTGACCTTTTTTACCCGTTGGGTCTAAATATATTGGCCAATCATCACCACCTAAATTTAATGTAGTTGATATTTCACAAGAATATCTATCTTTGTGTCTGTGTAACACATCTCCTTTTTTATATATTCTCGCATAAGAATATGTTTCTGATAATTTTAACCCTGTATGTTTTTCCATAACAGGTTTTACTTCTTGTAACAAAGTTTCCATAGCAACGTCACCATAATGTGAGTATGTATTTGGCACTTGTTGGTCAGACCATATCCCCCAATAATCTGTAAAAGGTGAGATATATCTTTCATCGAATAAAAATCTAGCAACTTTTCTTTTATTAGAAAAATATTTGTAAACAAAATCTGCTAACTCTTTTGAAATAGCATTTTTTAAAACACTATATTTATTTTTTTTGAACGACATTTAACACTCCTTTTGGTATTGCTTGGCAGTTCCAATGTATAAATCTAAATGGTTCATATCCCATATCAACAGAATATAAATGTGGCATATACGATGGAAAAAAAATCATTCTGCCTGGTTTAACTTTATAATGAAATTGTGAACTTGCTAAAGATAATTTTGATTTATCTTTTTCAGGTAAAAGATTCATCACATTACCCGGACGAGGATCTTCAAATACTGGCATAGATGTTTTCTCACTAGCTTTTAAAAAATAAAAACCAGACATATGTCCATTCCAATGTGTATGTAAAGTATGGTGACCAGCACCTTTTTTAGCAAACTCTTGCACCCATAACTCTGTTACAAATACTTGATGATTAGATAAATCAAATCCCATTTCATCTAATAAATTATAACATGTACCCCCAATATAATCTTGTAATTGTTTAAACTTAGGATCACCAATTAAAGATGTTGAATGAAATACGTGACCCATATCACCTTTGTCACCAAACTCTTTATTTCTTTTGTCTATGTCTTTTTTTAATCTTTTTTGTGCATCTTTTATATATTTATCAGATGCTTTATTTAATTTTTTTACAAACTTTGTTTCATCAGCCCACCACACAGGACTAGAAAAATAATGTTCTAAATTTAATTTCTTTGGAAAACTCATTTAAAGGGCCATCCTAAATTCCATATAACTAAACTATATCTTGATCCTTTTTTTACTGGACATACTCTGTGCCACACAAAAGAGGGAAATACAACTAAAGATCCTTTTGGTAATATTTCTTTACATTTTACAGGTTTTCTAGGTTTATCGGGATCTAAATTTCTAAAATCAAATTCTAATTCACCACCTTTGTAATCTTTTGGATCTGATAAAGTAACGGTCACAGATAACTTTCTAATCTTACCATGGTCTGGAGCGTTTGGATTATCTCTTATATAAGGTCTATCCCAACTATCGCAATGCCAATCATAAAATTGTCCTTTTTCATATTTTGTAAATTGACAAGACTCACTATAATTCCAATCAAAATTCCAACCTGCTTGTGCGTTTGCTTGATGCACATAGGGTTGTATTTCTTTATATATCCATCTATCATTCATCCAAACAATGTTTGAATTTCTTTTCTTTTTTAAATCTTTTATTTGTGTTTGATTTAATTTTTTACCACCCATACCACCTGTTATTGCCATTTGGTCAGAAATAGATTTTCCATATTTAACTATTTCATCACATATTCTAGCAGGGACTGCTGATTGAAAATAATAATAATAATTTGCTAAGTTCATATATCTTTATAAACTTAATATAACATTTATTATGATACTGTCAATGTTCCTGAAACTGTAAACTTGGCTAATTTATCACCACCTGGATGTGTAGATGTTGAATTATCTCCTGGTGTTACAGCAAACGTAACATCACTTGGACCTCTAATTATAACTACTCCTGATCCACCTGCTTGTCCAGCACTTGGAGGAGATCCGTCATAACTACCCCCTGCACCACCACCTGTATTTGCTGTTCCAGATTGTGGACTTTGTGAACTACCTCCACCTCTTCCACCACCACCTGCACCACCAGTTGGAGTATTACTATTGTTATTTCCACCAGCTCCACCACCAGCGTATGATGCACAATCACCAAAAATATTATTAGGCGCACCAGCACCTCCATTACCACCAGCACCACCACCTCTAACTCCGTCACTACCTGCAGCAGTTGCACCTCCACCACCACCTGATGCAGAACCTCCAGAAGCGTGTCCTCCAGATCCACCAGCATTACCTTGTGGTGGAGTTGTAGAAGGTGTATTTCCAGCGCCTCCAGGTTCAACTGCAAATCTATCTGGTGGCCAACCTGTTCCACCTCCACCACCAGAACCTCCAGTTCCTGACGGACCCGGATGACCACCACCTGTTGATGTAATTTTTACTGGCGCTGCTCCACAAACATTAAATATTGAATCACTTCCTTTATTTCCTCTACATACAGGACTTCCAGATGATCCACCTGCTCCACCAGCACCAACAGTAACAACATAACTTTCACCACCTTCTAAGTTTGAAAATGGCAGTGCGCTTCCTTGTAAAGGTGAAGGTCCATAACCAGAGGCTCTATACCCACCAGCTCCACCACCACCTGATGCGTATCCACAGGCAGCTGATCCACTACCACCACCTCCAGCTACTACTAAATAATCTAAATTATAACTGATTAAAACTTTAGGCCATGTTCCTTGAGACTTGGCTTGAAATTGACTTTGCATTGACCATACACCACTTGCTTTATCTAATTCTTTTACAATAACAATTCCTGAACCACCTGCTTTAGCTGCGTCCGCAGTACAATTAGCTCCACCTCCGCCTCCACCACCAGTGTTTGCTGTTCCTGCTGTAGAGGATACATCTGGTCCGGGTGTATCTATTCCACCTCTTCCTCCACCACCTGAACCACCTGGCCCTGATGTTAAACCCGGTGTTGGACTATTACCTCCACCACCTCCGCCTCCAGCGTAAGTAACATCCGATCCTGTTATTGTGCTTGGTGATCCATCACCACCTTTTCCTGTTCCTCTACAATTAGGCCCTGCTGCACTACCAGCTTCACCCACTTGACCTGCGCCACCACCGCCACCACCTCTAAAATTTCCTGAGCTAACAACACCTCCTGAACCACCATCGTTTCCTTGACAAGCTGTTCCAGATCCACCTGCTTGAGTATTTGGTCCACTCGGTGGGCCTGCTCCATATCCATTGCCACCTCCACCTGAACCACCAGGTTGTCCTGTATTAATTGGACCACTAGAATTTTCTGAACCACCTCCTCCACCACCAACGCTTGTTATTGGATTAGATGGAAAAGCTGCAACAGAGCTACCGCCTTGAGCACCTGTAGCTGGTTTTCCTGGTGATGCTGAACCACCAGCTCCTACTGTCATTGTATAAGTTGTATTACCATCAACTGAAATACATGAAACTTGTCTAAACGCACCACCTCCACCACCGCCACCATTTCCAGTTCCACTACCACCACCGCCTCCAACAACTAATGTTTCAACAAATCTAGTTCCAGATTGTGTAGTAATGTCTCCTGACGATGTTTTGGATGTGATTGTATTTTTTCCAAACGAAGTTTTATTCGCTTTTCCAATTAGTCCACCGTTTAATGATCCGCCTTTTGTGCTAGGCATTTAAGTGTCCTCCTATGCGGACACCCAAGCTGTGCCGTTCCAATCGTATACTGTTGGTGTTTCCGCTTCGTCGTTTGATTTAATTGCTTCCCAACCTTTAGTGTTGTCAGCGTTATATTTATCTTCTTTCCAAGAAATTAAATAAAACCATTCTGGTTCTGCTTGACCATCGTTTGTAATTGATGGATATGTAATTGGTGCTTTCCAATCATCATTATCATCTAGTGACCATGAAGCAAAAGGTTGCTGTGCTAAAAATTTATCTTTTGTTGAATCGTAAACATATCCAATACCTGCGTATTGTTTTCTAAAATTATGATTATAAGAAGTTTGTTTCCAAGTGCCACCTTTGAAAAAAGATTGACACCATACTTCTCCATCAGCGTGCATATCATTATCACCTAATTTACCTGCAGCTGTGTCTATGTCGTTTCCGACAACCACC